TTTAAAAACCTTGTAGTTGTATTATTTATATCTATATCAACTGTGCCATAACTTATTATTAAAGATGCTGCAGTTACAGTGGCTGCTACTGCCGAAGAATTAGAAGGAAGATATTCACTTAAAGTATCTTTAGCCGTAGGCATTTTAGTGCTTTGGTTTATAAAAGATATAGGACTAAAAGGTGCAAATTTAGCAACTGAAATATGATCTTCATTAACGTAATAAGTAGGATCAGTTATAGCTGTTTCTACATTTATTTTTCTAGGTTGATTTCTATTATCTGTAAAAAATAATAAATCCTCTATTAAATCAACGCCAAGCATTGGATGTGTTTTAGAGAAGTTTAAAAAACTACCTTGGACTATTATACCACTAGCTGGATTACCTCCTGTTAGAGGGCCTTCTATGTACGCTATTATACATTGAGAACCTAATATTGTACCTCCAGCTGGATCACTTAAGTCTCCTTGTGGAAAATTACTTAATTGATCAGGTGATGAATCGCTAAAATTAGTTGCAAAAATAAATATTCTATCTTTATTTGTGTCTACATAATATCCTATTATTTCTGTACCTGATCTAAAGTTAAAATTTGAATATTGAGAGTTACCAAGTATATTTTCAACCACACCTTCATCAGGTCCTTCTCTTTTGCTTACAGATATATTTTGACCATCTCTGTATTCCCCTTGAGGTAATAATCTTTCATCTAGGTCTTTGTTCATTTTAGACCCGGTAAATAAGTTTCTTACTTCTGGCATATTAGTGTTTTATCCACTTAGACTTACCTCTCATTACTTGAGATATTTCTCCAAGTTTAATATTTGATAATCTTATTTTAGCATTTCTTAATTTAGCAGATCTGTCTTTTTTAAATCTAGCAACTTGAAACTCTTGAACATTAGTTCTACTAGCTATTATAGAATAAGCTATATGAGCATACATTGCGTCTTCTGCTAGTTTAGGTATTTTAGTATCTACATCATATGCTAAACCATCAGATATGTACTCTAAAACTATAAGCTTATCAACTAAATTACTAGAAAAAGTAAAAGTTCCTAATCTTTCGTTTAGTTGAAACCAGCCATTTGATTGACTAGTTTGAGGTTCTAAGCCATACCTTTCACCGTAATTTAATTTCCACCAAGCATAGTCAAACACATACATATTATCGTTAGCTCCGCTTCCAGATATGTTACTATCGTTTGCAGTATTCCATCTTTGTTCAGTTAAAGATTGTTCTGCTAAATTGTTTCCTCCAAATTCGTTTTGTGTTGGTATACCTTGAGAATCTTGAAGAGGTAAAGTATAAGGACTGTTAGTTAAGTTATTTACTGGATATATTATATGTTGAGCTCCAGAATCATCTATCCAAGATAATCTAACATAATTAACATAGTCTTGTGGTATTGGAACTGATAAGCTTGTAGGTATTGTTAATTCTTGAGATTTAATACTTTTTAAAGTATCATAACTAAATTCTTGTAAACCTCTTTTAGCGTGAAATAAAACATCTGATTTTTTAACTCTTGGTATTATTTTATCTATACCTACGTAACCTACTATAAAGTTGTTTACTATATCTTTTAAGCTTATATAAGAATAACTACCATAATTAGCCCCTATAGCATCTTGTTTTAATTCAACATAAACAGAAGCAGCAGTGTAAGTTCCAGTAAGTGTTATTATGTTATTTAAAGAATCAGATACATAAGATAAATTTTCAGCTTGTGCAACACCATCTAAATATATTATGTAATTAGAAGCTTGACTAATTTGAACTCCTAGGTTGTTATAAGCGCTAACTACACTAGTGTTAAATGTACATACAAAAGTAGGATTTACAACCGCGTTTAAAGATGTAAAAACTTGTTGACCAGAATAATATTGCGCGTTTGTTTCAGTTATTAATCCCATTTATTATGATTTTTCATTTTGAGTATCTTGGTTTAATTGAGAAGAAGCTGCTTGTATAACTGCTTGATCTCTTATTATAACCCCTGCGTATTGTAATATTTTTAATATAAGCTCAGTTTGTTGCATTTCACTTATTTCAAAATTAACTGAACCAGTAGAAGGAATAACAGGTGTCAAACTAAAACCAGGTGTTCCATCCCAAACATACTGACCTAAGTTACCTACTCCATATGCCCATACTGGATCTAATGGCTTTCTTATGTAGTTAAAACCAATATCGGCGATAGTTGGATTACTTATAGCTGGATAAACCGTTAATTTGTTTTGTTGATAAATAGCTATTGGATTATTAATGCTTGGTTGCAATAATGGTGAAAGAGTTTGTTGATGATATTCTCTTTTGCTAACTATTTCTATTTCAGGAGATCCTATTGCTTTTTCATAAAAAGCTGAACCAAACCTATGAAGATCAGTTGGTAAAGTATATACGTTACCAGTAACAGCAGATGCAGCAGAGTTTTTTTCAAATATTTGAAACTCGTCTTTCATTTTATCCATACGAGAAGCAAACTCTACATCTGTTTTTGGCATACGCACATATTGGTTATATTGTTCAAAAAAGTCTTCAAATATCTCTAATTGAGCTTGAGCACCTACTTTGTTGAACTCGTCAGGTGTTAAATATCCTCTTTGTTCTTTATTCAAGACAGTTAACACTGTGGTATATACCGTATTTACGTTTATTGCCATTTTAATATTTTTTAAAAAAAAGGGTGGCGATAAAACCACCCTTAATTATAATCACTTGTTATTTTAGTTTTTTCTCGATTGATTTAAAAACTTCAACTCCTTCGTCTGTCTTTAAAAAAGCAGCAAACGCTGAGTATGGGTTTTCTTCAAAAGGTACTTTCATTAACTTTTTACCATTAGAAGCCCAAGAGAATGTTCTTTGATCTTGCGACAATATAATTATACGCTCTTCAGTTGCTTTTACAGCAGTGTTTCTTAATTGTATATTTTCATCATTAGCAAGTTGTAAGAATAAATTAGGATTATTTTTAGCAAATACTAATAAATCTCTTTTAATTTCTTTAGAACTCATTTTATTAACTTCAGAACCAACTTCAGTTCTCAATATAGCTTCTGCATGATCAATATCTAGTTCTCTAGACAGAGATAATGCTTGAAACTCATACTCTAAATATTCTAAGTCATCAACAGCTTCTTTTATATCATCTTTTTCTTCATATCTTTTGCCTTTTTGCGGGTGGTATAAAGATAATAACTTTTGCAAAGATTGTTTTTCTTTAGGCACAAATAAAGTACCGTCTTTAAATATTATATGCTCCATAGTGCACTCACCTTTTTGCTCTTCAACAAACGGGCTGTTTTGGTTAGAAGCATGTCTAATTTCTTTTTGCTTACCTTCTTTTGGATCAAACCACAATAAAGGAAATCTTCTTGTGTGTCTTGATGGTAAAGTGTAAGTTAACGGTGCATAATCGTGTGTAAGATAATAAAGCCTATCTTTTATTTCCCAAGTGTCTTTTTCAACTTTAGGAGTTTCAACGATTTTATCAACCGTTTCTACAGCTTTTGCCGTAGGTTTTTTGTTTGTTTTTTCCATAATATAATATAATATAATAATTAAAAAAGACCCCGCCGAAGCGGGATCTTGTTATTGTTTGTTTTAAGCAATGTCCTCAACTGTAGTACCAGTTACCATAGAGCTTAACTCCGTTAATGGAGCAAGTCCAGAGCCACCTTCCATAACGTCGATAGCAGCAACAACTGCATCAACATCAGCTTGAACTAAATTAGAAGCACCTGTTATTTGCACTTCTTTACCAGCCATATATTCAATGACTACTTTATTGGCTGTCAATTTAACAGCACCTACACCATCTGCAGATACTATGTCAATTTTATTGTTAGCTTTCGCTAATTTTATATGTCCCATTTTATTTATCTTTTAAATGTTAATAATTAATTAAGATGTAAACAATACGAAATTGTTTGCAGCTTGTGTTACTAAACATCTTTCAGATAAGTAATGTACTTCCATAGCATCAAGAGAAGAAGTGTAAGCACCACCGACAGAACCAGTGATCCATGACTTCATTCTTCTATCATCAGTTTCAGAAGCTCTATATCTTACATGTAAGAAAGGACGTCTAATATTTGATCCTAACATTTGATCATAAACTGTAGAAGTTCCAGCAGGAACTAACACACCTTTGATATTTGTAACCATACCTCTAGTAGAAGCATCATTTAAATATTTCCAGTCAGTTTTATAGAAGTCATAAGAACCTCTTCTAAAACCAGAGAAACCAAAGTTAAGAGCCATTTCTGATTCGTTATCAAATAAACCATAAGATGCAGACTGAGTAGAAGCAAAACCTCCACCAGCTTGAGCAGCAATCATATCATCAAAATCAAGAGCAGTAGCTCTGTCTAAGAATAACATGTTTTCTTCAATAGCACCTTGTAAGTCTAGTTGTTGTAATATAGCATCAAAATCTCCTAATGCACCAGCTCCAGGAGCAGCAGCACCAGCAAATCCAGAATATACATTACCTCTAGCATTTAAAGCAGCAAATAAACCTTCAGTACCTGTACCGTAGTTATTAGCAGCAGTGTTAACGGTAACACCAGAAGCTGCAGTAGCTTTTTCACCTTCAACCATAGCCATTTCAAGATAATCTTCATATCTTAATCTAGTTTCTGATTCAGCTTTCATATACCACAAGTATCCAGATGTACCATCTTCAGTAGCAACTTCGATCCAACCGATCTGAGCAGTGTCAGAACCATTTACGAAATATTTATCTTTAATGATAATTGGTCTATTGCTAAATTGAGTTACTTGAGGAGTAACAGAACCTATCATTCCTTCAGTACCTTTAGCAAAGTCAGAACCATAAACTAATACTTTTAGCCCTGTGTTACCTAAAGCTCCAAAAGTAGCAGCAGTATAACAAACAGCAGTAAAAGTAAAAGATCCAGGTGCTGGGGTAGCATCGTTAGCTGTAGCAGTAACTAAACCTTTTAGTGTTAGTCCAGAAGCTGGATCAAATACCACTATACTTTGATTAATTCTTACAACTACTTCGTTAGGAGCAGCTCCAAGAGGTGCTTGTACAGTAAAAACTGTGCCAGCAGCGTTATCAGCTTTATCTACATCATCATAACCAACGTGTAATCTATTTTGTTCAGACCAAATTACTTGATCCGATGTCATTGGCATTTCAGCGCCAACCATTCTTAAGAAACCTGATAACGTTCTGTTACCAAATCTTTCTACCTCTTGCTCATAAAGCTCAGGTAAAAATTGTTGTGCGAAATCTGCAAAATTAGCTCCAGCTGCATCATTCCACTGTAAATAGTTAGTAGAAAGGATCGACTGATCTTGAGTAGGTGCTAATCCAGCATTTGTCACTGTGAATTGTCCCATTATATTGAGTTTTTATTTTTTTCTTATTTTTAATTTAGCACTATTTATTCCACTAACCGCTTTTATTTTCATTCCACCTAAAAATACCGCATCTGGATCAGGAGATAGTCTTGGTTCAGAGTTAATATTTTTAGACTTAGCAAACTCTGTTTTCACAGCGTCAGCTTTTCCTTGTTCATAAAAGTGACTAGCTATAGTGTCTATGTTTTGTGCCGCAAACAAAGATTTGTGGTAGTTACTTAAATCCGTAATTGCCCCATCTTCATTTAAGAACTTCTTAAGAAAATTTGCAATATCATTTTGATTTTTTGCTAACTCACTTGGATTACTAACTTGATATTTCACATTTTTATCTTTTAATTTAAAATCAAAACCTTTGAAATCTTCATTAAAAAACTTGTTCGATCTATCAATAAAATCTTCACGAGTCTTATTTACCTTGTCTTGCTCACTATTATATCGGTTGAAAAAATCCATTGCTTTTTGTTGCTCTTGAGTAACGCCCGGTCTCAACTTGATCTCGTCGTAATACTTACTCTTTGTTTGCTCTAAAAAGTTTTTGGCTTTAGCAACCTCTTCCTTTATTGCAAGCTTGCGCTTACGTACAGTTTTTTCATCATCTTCATCCTCATCATACGAAAATTCATCATTAAGTAAAAACTCAATTTCTTCGTTATTTAAATGAGGTTTAGATTGTTTATAAAATTCTTTTAGTAAAGTAACATCATCAGCTGATGAATAATCAGCATTTAATCTTACATAATCTTCAACTGTTCCACCAGTTTCCTCCATGAATGAAACTAGTTTTTCAATGTTTTCTGGTAGAGGTTTACCTGTTACCTTTTCATCTCTTACTGCTTCTTTTAGTTCTTTAGTAGTTTCTTTAACTTCTTCTTTAACCTCTTCTTCTTTTACTTCTACTATTGGTGATATTACTTCTTCGGTGGCCCGTACTTCTTCAACCATTTTTTCGCCACTTGTCTCGTTTTTCTTTTCTTCGACAATAACATTGCTATCATTTGTGCTTTGTGTTTGAACGGCATCTTCTTTATTTTTGTTTAAATCTATCTTAGCAGGTTCAGTTTCTTTTACTTCTGGCTTTTTAGATAAATCTATTTTGTTAGATTCTGGTTTGTTGTTGGATAATTTTTTAGGACGCTTTTTTATTTTAAAGTCACCCTCTTGTGGTATATTTTCTTTGTTTTCCATGATATGATATTATATAATAATTAGCCTAATTAGTAGGCGTTTCAAAATTGGTTGGTAAAGTACCATCCTGTCTTTGTTGTATTAGTTGACTTTGTTGAGTTGCTTGTATTTTAGTTCTTTCATCTTTACGATCTTCTATGAAAGCTTCTTTATCTCTCATACCTTGAACCTCCATAGCTTTTAACTCTTTATCAAACCCATACTGTAATTCTATTAATTGCTTTTTTAATTCAGTTTCGCTTTGCATTCTCTGTAATTCAAATTGAGATTTACCTTGTTCAATTTGTAAAGTAGTTTGTGCTAAAGCTTGTTGTTTTTGAACTTCTGCCATAGCAGCTCTTTCAGAAGCTTGTGCATTTGCGTCAGCTTGAGCTTTTATGTTAGCTAAGTTACTTTGTTGATCTTTTTCAGCTTTTTGCTCCTGCTTAAGTTTTAATAATTTATTAGCTAATTTTAAGTTTTTTATTTCTCTTATCTCTATAGCATCCGGTAAGCTTATTGACTGTTGCTGTAAAGCTATTTGTATATTTTGCTCTAAAGCAGCTTTAGCTTCTTCATCAGGTTCAACCTCTAAATAAATGCCAAAATCGTACAAATGAAGATTCTGAACCTCTTCTAATGTTTTAACATTGTATAAGCTTATACTATCTATTAAACTTTCTCTTAATAAATCAAACTGTATACTATCGGCAACTCTTAACGATATATTTTCGCAAGCTCTTAACGTAAGAAATAAACTAGCATTTAATATATGTCTAGTTGCTACATTTGAATTAGCGGCTGCTAATTTTTGCAATCCTACTAAAGACTGTTTGTCTGGCATTGTTCCATCTCTAGCTTCATTTAACCCGGTCACATCTCTAATCATTTTAAGATAATATTCATAAGTTGATATAAGAGAATTTATCTTTTGACCACCCGAAGAAGTGTTTAATTCTTGTATTGGAACTTTACCTTGATTAATGTCACCATCTTGAGTCATTGATCTACCAACTATACTACCAGTTTGAAAATACATATTCAATGCTTCGGCTGGATTATAATTAGTACCATTACCCAAGTCTACTTCCGCTAGCCCATCTACATCCATAAATACACCGTCTGGAACTACTCTAGAAAGCACTTGCTGTAGTTTTAAGGAAGTTAATTGAATCATATCAGCAAAACCTATCATACGTTCTACAGTTGACTCTATACGACCTTTATACATATGAGGAGCTACTATTTGATAATTCATATTAACCTTAACAGTGTTTGAATAAGGCCTAGTCATGTTTTCTGCAATTTTCCAGTCTAACATTATATCATGACCTAATATTTTAGCTCCAGAATAAAGTACTTCTATTGATCTAGAAACTTTATCAAAATTATCACTTGGTGGTGGATTAAAAAAGTCAGGTTTTTCTAAAGCTTTTTCTAAACCGTTTTCAGTATATTTTATTTTATACACTTGATCCATATAGGTTTTATATTCAAAATATAATACTTGTACAGTGTTATTATTGTCTTTACCTGTCCAGTTTCTTGTGTAATTAGTATTGCCGGGATATTTTTGTATTTGTTCTAACTGTTGATTTGTTAATTCAGGAAACTCCTTTTTAAGTTCTGGTAAACTAATATTCTTAACTTCACCAACATAGTATATATCTTCAAAATTTGGATCTTCCGTATATGACCATACTAAATTAGCTGGATCAACATAATCAACAACAATACCTTCTGATTTATTCCAAGAAGTTTTAACAGCTCCAATACCTAATACAACTAAGTCTCTATTAAATCTAGCTCTAGTTAAATCATATTTATTTTTAGCTAAAGTATTTTCTATTAATTCTTCTTCTGCAATTTCAATAGATTGTTTATAATCCAATTGCATGTGTATCTCTAGTTCTTCTTCTGTTTCTGGAGCTCCTGCAGGCGCTTCTTTAAGGTCTATGCCTAATTCTTGTTGCATAGTTTGAATAAACTCTCTAGCTTGAATATCTCTATATATTTTATCAGCATATTCAGTTCTTTTCTTTTGTGAAGCTGGGTCTTGTGAAAATGCTCTTATGTCATACATTTTATCTGACATACCATTTACGACAATATCTACAAATTTAGGAATTACCGGTACGGGTTTCCAATCTAAATTTAAATAAGACAAATCACCGTTTATAGATAATTCATCTTTGTATTTTTGAACAGACTGCTCTCCTCTAGCGTAAAGTCTTCTTTGGTGAAATATAGTGTAATTAAAAGAATATCTATTACCACCGACTCCTTGACTAAACCATTCACCTTCTATAGCTCTTGCTACTTGCAGTCCATACTCTACAGTCATTTTCTCTTCTTGTGGAATTACTTGATCTGGAAAAGAGCTTCTAGTATTAGTGTATATCATTTATTTATTAATTTTTGAAAGAAATCCATCATTATTATACTTTTTTATTCCTAAATTTACTTTTTTTAATTTTCTATCTGCTATTGGTTTATATTTATTTCTATTGCAAGCCATTATAGCAAGTCCAGAACTAATAGACGCATCGTGTTTTGTTCTATTGTTTATATTAAATTTACCCCAGTCTTCCAATGTATCTTGATGATACATGTCTCCATATCCGTTTTCTTTTAAACCTACATAAGTATCAATGTAAGCTTCAATAGCAGCAGCGTGCGCTTGTTTAATATCTTCGCTTGAATTAGGTATTCCACCTATTTCTTTTTCTGTAGTAGAAAGTTTATTCCAAATTTTATCAGGACGGTTCATTGAAAAACCTCTGTAACCTCTACGTTTAAAATAGTATAATAATCTAGGTTTATTATTTTCTGCTAGTATAGGCATTCCATAAAATACACAAGCCATTAACACATCTTCAAAAAATATTTCAGCCGTTTGTGGTCTTGATATATATTCTAAAAAAAAGTGGTTAGACGGAGCTTCATCCATAGAAAACTTAGTTAACCCGTGTAGTGATCCTTTAGAGCCTCTACCATCAACAGTGCCACTAATGTCATAACTATCACAACCAAAAGCACCTACATGATCATTACCTGGATATTTAATTCCACTTTTTATAATAACTTTATTTTGAAGTGACTTAGGTGGAACCCAACTCACTTGAAACCTACCATCTTTATTAGGTACAAATATTACTTCTGTGTCTTTAACCCCATTTAACCACTGAAAACTACCTTTAGTTATATTTGTTCTGTTATTAAAATCTTCGTTATAATCAATTTGTTCGTATATTTTAGTAAGATTAAAAAGACTTTGTTTAGTTTCATCTCTAAAAGCGTGTTTTTCAGTTCTTGGAAACTGTCTGTAATATTCGTTTAAACTATCTTGATCTGACTTTAAGCCTTCAACCTCGTTTTCCCAGTGTTCGATAACGCCTGTTGTAATTTCAAAACCGTCGACTCCTTTGATAGAATCTTTTTCTCCAATGAAAACAGGTGATCCGTAAGAATCCATGAATCCTTCGTAGTTCCACTCCATAGGGACGAACAAAGAATAGAGTCCAGAAGAAGTTTGTCCATTTCTATTTCTTTTTGTAACGTCTGAATTATAGTATAATTTTTTGAAGTTGTTTCCACCTTTGTCTAATGCGTTTGAAGTTGAGCCCATCATACACTTACCCACAATTCTAGATCCTAGCCTTAATGTAGTTTTTGTAACTCTCCAGTTGTTTAATATATTATCAGGTCTTTCCCATTTACCACTTTCATCGTGAGCTAATAACTTTAACTTTTCACCATCGTAAGAGTTATCACCAGTATTTTTCCAGTCAATAGTTGTATCAAGCCCGTCTAACTCTCTTAGTTGTTCATTGCTTTCAAGCTTCCTTCTAGTAAGCTTTGAAGCTGGAACTCTGTATGCAAGTTCTGTTTTAGGACGATCCATACCGTCTTGGATCGGTTTGAAGAAAAACGGATAGTTAACGGA